TGGTCTTTCCGCTGAAGGGTGAACCATACAACCAAATGACCTTCTTCTGCACCTGCTCAATGTTTCTTCTTTCATTTTTCGGTAAAATCATAAAATTCCATCCTTTCTGACAATAGTCATTGTATTCACAATATCTGCATAACCAACTTTGATTCTGTGGAAAATCTGTTGCTTCAGTCATGTGCTTCACCTGAAACAACCAGTCAAGGACTTTTCCCTGGTCATATTCCACTTCAACCAGTTTTGGTTCAGCATTCCTGCATTCTTCCTGAATCCTGTTTCTGAAGTCTTGCAAGGATTCATCTTTCTTCTGCTTGCTGTTCACTTTGGGAACACACAAGTAAATCAATTTCCTGATTTTCTTTCCTGGATTTAGCTTTTCATAAAAATACTTGTAAAGGTGAATCTGCACACTTTCTTTGTAGTGACTGACATTGTTTGAATACTTAAAATCATAAATGTCATACACACCAGGAAGTTCCTGATATTCACCACCAAGTCTTGTATCTGATGTGACTGGTGCAAGCAGGTCAATGAATCCTTTGAAGTCATCATCTGAAATTTCCACTTCATTGAACCCTTTGGGAATCAGTGCAGCAGCCTTTGGAATCATCTGTTCCAGTTTGATTGCTTCATTCACATGTGCATCTGTGATGACAGGGAACTGCATGAAGTATTCATGAATAGCTGCTTCAACATTCTTTTCCAGTCCAGTGTGCAGTGCTGTTCCAAGAAACAGGGCATTGTCAGGATTGTCTGCTTTGATTGTTTCCAGGTGTTCTATATACCGCAACCGATATTTGAAAGGACACCCTTCAAAGCATTCCACCCTTGAATGTGACACCTGCATATTTCAACACCACCTTCCTTTCAGTTCTTCATAAATCCTTTCAGCATCTGTGAAACCTTTTTCCTGCATGATGCTGACCATTTCCTTGAAACTGTCAAAGTCTTGTGGATAAAGAAGAATTGCAATTCCACCTGCTTTGTCAATTTCCTTCAGGGTGTGCAACTGAATTTCAGTTGCCTTTCCTTTAGATGCTTTCAGTTCCAGTCCAACAAAGTGACCTTCCACACATGCAAGGATGTCAGGAACACCTGCTTTTGTGAACGCTGCACCGCCCCAATACTTAACAAACCATGCACCCTGGTCTTTCAAGTATTTCTTCACCCTGTTTTCAAAATTCTTTTCTTCTGCCATCAATCACCACCTTCCTTTTATGCATTTGCACCATCCTTCCTTCTGATTTCCATGTATTCCTTATATGGAAGACCCATTGAATCAGCAGCAATGTGAAGGGCATTCTTCTTTGTTCCAAATGTTCCCCTTTCAGACATCACTGGACAATTGGGAAAACCAACCTGATGTGCATACCATCTGTTTGAACCTTTTTCCTTGCTGACTGTATATGTTAGTTTCATGCACCTTTTCCTTTCCGCTTTCTTTTGCATAGACCTGTGTTCCATGCATGTTGCACATTTTCCTGTTGTGTGACCCATTCAAGCTGACTTGCCCTGCAATCATGCTTCTTGCCTTTCTTGTGGTTCACAACAACCTTTGTTTCAGGGTCAGGATTGTCAACAAACGCTTCTGCAACCAAGATGTGAAGCCTGCAACACCTTCCATCCAGTTTCACCCTTAAATAACCCTTTCCGTCATCATAAGGTTGAAGAAAATTTCCTGTCAGAATGTTCTTGACCTTTCCCATGCTGCTGACCATATAGGAAGGATGTTCTGTGATGATTTTCCATCTTTCACGCAATAACACCCCCCCTTTACTTGACATCAAATCTGATGGATGCTTTCTTTGCACCTGTGGTCTTGGGATAGTCTGCAAGCAGTTCCTGATACAGTTCAGGTTCTTCCTTTTCCATTTTGGCAAGGTCAACTGTCTGACTTCCTTCAGAACCTGCAACCCTGATGATTTTCAGGAACTGGTTGTCAACAGACTTGATTCCATATTCATCCATGACCTTTCCAAGCTGTTCCTTGAACTTCTTTTCATCCGCTTCCAGTTTCTTCTTTGCCTTGACCGCTTCTGCAAGGTTCTGCATCACTGACAAATACTGTTCTTCAAACACCTGCAATTCAGCTTCTGTGAACTGCTTCTTTTCATCCAACATTGCAATTTCAGTTGTCATTTTCTTCACCTGTCCTTTCTTGATTGATATATTCTTGAAATTCTGCTTGTCTTGCAGTTATTTCTTCACTGTATGGTGTGGAATGCACACCGCCTGACCAAAGTTTCATTGCAGCCGATTCACCCAAGTTATAGGACATCAGAACCATGTGTGTATTTCCATTGAATTCTTCAAACAGTTGGTTCAGGACATATATTCCACACCTGATGTTCTGTTCTTCATCCAGGAAGTCTGTCACACCAAGGTTTTCTGACAGCCACTGATGATTGCTTTGGTTTATCTGCATCAGACCATAGTCATGTGTTTCACTGACCACTTCAGGTCTAAAGGAAGATTCATGGTCAATGATTGCCATGACCAGTGTCCAATCAATGTTGTATGCCCTGGACAGGATGAACACAAATTCCTGAAGGTCTGCATCCATTGGAACATCCAGTGGTATGAATTCAGCTTCTTCAAACAGACTGTCATTCCTTGTCCATTCAAATACTGTGGTCTGACCTGAAACTGTGTTGTTTCCTGCACCATACATTGAATTCAGAATGACTTCTGTTTCATCTGCTGAAATGGTGATTCTGTTTATCTGCTTTGAATCATGGTTGTGAACTATGATTCCAGTGATGATGCTTCCAAGGATTGCACCAAGAAGGAAGCAGATTCCCATTGTCAGGAAAAACTTTTTCACATACTTGTTTGACTTCCTGTTGACCCTGACACCTGAACCATCCCTGATGACCTTTCTTCCATAGTTCCTTTCATTCTGTTCCATTTTCATCATCCCTTTCTTCATAACACACATTCATAATCACTGTTGACAACCCCATCATCACAAAACCTGAAATGATGTATGGGATATATGGTCTTATGCTGAAATATTCACCCATTTCATCTGCAAAATCTGATGCACCTGCTGTTCCAAGAAGAAGGAAGAAACCAATCAGGAACAGAAGACCTGCAACTGCTTCAGCACCCTTTTTCAAATAGTTCATCTGTATAGTCCTTTCTCATTTCAAGCACCTTCTTGATGTTCACTTCAATACTGTTCTTCACTGTCATTGTGTAGTAGAAACAAGGTTTGTTCTGACCAATCCTGTGAATCCGCTTCTTTGACTGTTCAAATAGTTCTGACATCAGTGGAAGGGTAAAATATATGATTTTGTTTGCTTTCTGAAGATTCAGACCCATGCTTCCTGCTTGATACTGAATCAGGGTGATGGAATTGTCCTGGTCTTCATAAGCTGATAAATCTTTGTTGTGACCGTTTACTTCTGACACTGGTCTTTCCAGTTCTGCTGCAATCTGTTTCAACTGATACAGTTCTTCATTGAAGTTATAGAAAACAATCAGTCTGTCCTGTGTACTTTCAACCAAGTCTTTGAATGCTTGCAGCTTGTCCTTTGAATACATCCCACAAAGCTGTCTTTCATAAAGCATTTGTGTCAACTTGGTATCACCAACCAGTTCAATCCCATCAGCAGTGGTGACAATCCTGTCCTTCTTGAACTTTCTGTATTCCTTTGAACTGTTCACTGAAATGTCAATGAAAGTCTGTTCAGGAAGGTCAAAGCATTCTTCTGTTTTCATAAAGACCGCCCCATGTTCACGAAGTTTTGACTTCAGTCTGTCTGTGTTCTTGTAGGGGTCATCTTTATCCACTATTTTCAGTGGTACACCACCAACTTCAATGGTCTTCCAATTCACATATTGCCTTTGATACAGTTGGAAGCTGATGTTCCATCCAAGCAGGTGAATCTGTGTCCAAAGGTTTTCATATTTCCCTGATGTGGGTGTTCCTGACAGCAGAATCACATTTTTTGGATTCATCTTCAGGATGAACTTGCTTCTTTTCGCTTTCTCATTCTGAATGATGGAAGATTCATCAAGCATCAGTGTAAAGTTTTCAAGGTGCAAAAGGTCAGGTCTTCTGAATACCAGGTCATAATTGATAAAACCTATGTATTGACAAGGGTCAGGATTTTCCTGAAGATACGCTTCACAAGGTTCACCCCTGAAGTCTTCATGCATTTCCATGTATTCTTCCCAACTGTTCACAACCTTCATGAATCTTTCCAGTTGCTTCTTATTGGTCAGGTCATACAGTTCAATGCAATATGGATGTTCTGAATAATGTTCCTTGAAGTGGTCAATCCAGTCTTGAACCTTGGATTTCTGACAAACAACCAGGTTGAAGTTCTTTCCAAGATTCATCATCTTTTCACCACCAACAAAGGTTTTTCCAAGACCCATGTCCAAGTAGTAAGCAACTTTGTTCTGACCTTCAGTGTCTTCCAGTGCTTTCACCTGGTGTGGGAATAGTTGCATCAAATCACCATCCCTTCACCTATGTATTCGGTCAGCTTCTTTGGACTGATGTGATAAGACCACACTGTCTTGTTCTTTGCTGCAAAACCAAATGGTGCTGTTCCCATCTGAAGTGCAACCCTGACAAACTGTTCTGACTTTCCAAGCATCTTTGCAGCCTGTTCAACACTGACATTCTTCAGACCTGTGCTTGAATGGTCAGATGCAGGAACTTCACTGTTCAACCATTCCACTGTGCAGTCCAGGAAGTCAGCAATGGACTTCTGAACTTCAGGTCTTGGGATTGACCTTCCTGATAAATACTGACTGACAGAAGACTTCCCCTTGCCGATTGCAGCAGCAAGTTCTTTCTGCGAAACCTGTCTTTCAGTCATTGCCTGATTCAATCTTTCTGCAAAACTGTTCATACTGAACACCATCCTTTCTGCAAAATGTACGCTTTTAAGATACAACCGAAGTAAAAAAAATTGCATCCACTTCATCAGAATTCAAGTTGTATCTTTCTTTGATTCGCTGAATTTCACCCTGTGTGAATTCAGCACCACCAGTTTCATTGATTTTGGCATTGAACCGCTGAACACTGATTCCAATTGCTTTTGCAAGGATTTCCTGTGTGTCACCGTTT